TCAGCAGGGCGTAGGTTCAAATCCTATCGCCAGCTCCATTTAACAAATGAAAATATCTATCTATCGGTAGAACAATTTGCAGAATGGGTAATTCCTAATTCATAGGAATTTATATCTTTAAGTTTCATAATCGTTCCTTATCTTTGTACTGCTCTATTGGCGGCAGTAAAACCGCTTCTGTTTACTAGTTTTATATCACCCTGCGGATGAGCTAAAACATATCCTTCACCACCCGGTGTATCGCCTATGCTTGCCTTAATGTCGGAGTCATGGTTATCAAATTGGTTGATTATATCATTTTTCACCTTTTGAATTCCAACAACCACTGCCCACAGAGCTTGAAACCCTGCTTTGTGTTCTGTTATATATGTAATTATTCTTTCTTGCATTGGTTTACTTACTTTACTTGTAGCTAACCAACTTGTAAAGTCTGATCCTAAATTAGCTAATCCTGTGTCTACTTTTTGATTTACATACTTGTATAATATATCACTAAAAGCAGTTAATTTTAATTGTACAAGAGCTTCTTTGTTAAGTAAATCATCTAAGTTTCTTGCATGTTTAGAAATAAGAACTTTTAGATTATCTACTTCACTATCAATCACCCTTGGTGCTTTACTAACTGTTACAGGAGGAAATACCAAAACGTCATTACCTTCAAAGAATGTATTAACATCAATGTTTATGGCAGATTCATTGCCCTGTTCATCTATCTGTCTGTGTATTACAACACCTGATTGGCTTTGACTTATCCTTTTTCCTATGTCACTACCAGTGTCGACATAGTATGTAACAATATTAGGAGTAAACACAAATTTATTATCCTGTGTCGGCGGTGTTGTATAATACAACAAGTCGCCTTTGAAAAACCCTATATGGTCTTTTGGAAATGCTTTTTCATATAAATCAAATGCCTGTTTCATTTGACCTGCAAATTCTATGCGGTCCGGTTTATCTCTGTTTGCTCCACCACCACGATTGAGGAGGAATTGTTCAAGGTCATCTCCACTAGTTGCTCTTTCAACTCCACCTTTTTTGACAAATCCGCTTTTATCGGTAAATGTAAACTCTCCATCTGCATTGCGTCCAAAAATGATTGCGGGAGATCCATCCCATTTGATAGTAACATCTTTATGCCCTCCTTGCTCTAATTTTTTAAGACTTTCAACTGCTCTTACTGCTCCTTGAGAACCTTCCCAGAATACAATATCCTCTGCATGTTGTATACGTGCTTCAGCTTCTTTTAATATTGAAAATTCATAGAATCTCATAACCCTGCTAACTCTCTTATTCTACCTAGCTCTTGGTTTTCTGGTAATTCTAAATTCATTTTTGCAAATGTATCTCTTGCACCCTGCACTAATTCTTCATAGTTTGGTAGTGTTTTTGCTTTTGTAACGATAGTTTCTACAGATTCCAAGTCATCCTGTTGAGCGGTAGGTCCTAACAGTTTCTTTGCAATTTCTGCAGGGTTGGTGCTGATTAATTCATTAGTTTCTCTATCAAGTAATCCTGCGTTTGCAGACCATTTCATTCCTTGGGCTGTTGCAATGCTAGACATCATTATTTGTCTATGAGCACCACTGTAGGGAGAATCTCCACTTGCTCCACGCAGACTCCATTTCATCCATTGTGGATCTCCAAACATCAAATCTGTCTGAACATATCCGTTACTTTCATCTCCGTTAATAGGAGTTTTGAAATGTACACTTATTCCAGACTTTCTTATCCATTGTTTAGGATCTTCGTCTGGTTTATTTTTTTGTACCCAGGCAATTAGCCTCTGAATCATATCTTCTTTGGTTACTTCATTTTGGTTAACTGCTATATCTAAGTCACCTGAAGTTTCTTTTCTTCCAGTGGTTCCTAGTTTAAAATCTCTATGAGGCAGATTGGTAATCTTTTCTAACCATGCAAGGGTAGTATCTACATCCTGTCTATCGATACGTTGTGTAACAGGTTGCTTTGTTTCAGGATCTTTGAAAATATTTCCGCCTTCTTTAAGTATCATTTTTTTGCTCTTTTGCTCTCAATAATTTTTTGAATACCTCTCCTAAACTTTTTAGGATCACCAGATCTAATACTATTAAGGAACCTACGTTCAAGTTCACCAGCTGTATCATTATCGTAGTTCTTATGAATCATATTAATTAAGTTAATACTACTGTTGATAATGTTATTTGCTGTTGATTCCACTAATAAATCAGCATTAGATTCGTCTCGCACATGCAAATTGCTTAATTCTTGTAATATTGATCGTGTATGTTTTTTCATGGTTCCATCCTGTCTATGTATTTAGTGTAATAATAAATATAGATATACATGTTGAAGGAGGGGATATGAACATAGAATCATTAAGTTTTAAGGAGAGGTCACTCATGTTTGCCGATCTTTCTAAGATAGCTTATAGTAACAAACGTGATGCAACAAGTCAAGCAAAAAATTATGGCTTTAATACAGTTGAATTTTATGACAGAGATGGTGCTCAAGCATACAGGTTCATGAACAAGACTGATCTAGTGATTGCATGTCGCGGAACACAGCCCACTGAGTGGAACGATATTAGTGCTGATTTAAAAGCAATACCAGTAATGGCAGAAACCGTGAGCAGAGTACACAAAGGATTCAAAGAAGAAGTAGATGAACTTTGGCCTATGGTGTGTGAGGATATAAATCGCAAGACTAATCTGAAGAAAAACCTTTGGTTTTGCGGACACAGTTTAGGAGCCGCAATGGCAACCATAATGGCAAGTAGGGCAAAGCACAATCAAGAACTGAATGATCCAGTAGAACTTTACACATACGGATCGCCTAGGGTTGGCTGGAAGAAATATGTTAAAAGTTTAGATGTTGTACATCATAGATGGAGAAACAATAACGATGTCGTTACCAAGGTACCCCTCTGGATAATGGGTTATAGACATCATGGCGAGCTACATTACATTACAAGTGATTGTAAGATAGGGAAGCCAGGCTTTGTTGATTGGTGTAAAGGTATGTGGGATGGTATTAAACAAAGAAGATTTGATTCAATAGGCGATCACGACATACAGGCTTATTACGACAATATTGACAAAGCTATATAAAAAGACTGCTTACTGATTCTTCGTTGTGTACACGTCTTATTGCTTCACCAAATAGTTCTGATACAGATACTTGCCTTGTCTTTTTGCAGTTTTTAGGACAACGATTAGGAATACTATCTGTAACTACAAGTTCTTCTAGTACACTCTTTTCGATTTTTTGGCAGGCATCATCTGATAGTACACCATGTGTAATATAAGCCCTAACACTCAATGCACCTGCGTCTTTAATTGCCTGTGCGGCATTTACAAGTGTGCCTCCTGAGTCAACAATATCATCTACCAGTATTGCATGTTTTCCGTTTACATCTCCAATTAGGTTCATTACTTCTGATTTACCTGCAACTGGTCTACGTTTATCAACTATAGCTATGTCGCCTCTAAACATGTCTGCAAATTTCCTTGCACGGACAACTCCGCCTGCGTCTGGTGAAACAAAAACTGTGCCAACCTGTTCAATCACAGGATCATCTATTATCCCAATAGTTCTTTTGATATCTTTTGCAAAGACCACCCTGCTGGTTAAATCGTCCACAGGAATGTCAAAGAAACCTTGTATTTGACCAGCATGAAGATCCATAGTTAGGATTCTATCTGCACCAGATGTTGTAATAATGTTACTAACAAGTTTTGCCGTAATTGGTGTTCTACTTGCACTTTTTCTATCTTGTCTTGCATAACCGTAGTATGGTATGACTGCCGTGATTCTATCTGCACTAGATCTGCGAGCCGCATCTATCATTATCATCAACTCCATCAAACTATCGTTGACTGGTGTACAGGTAGATTGCACAATGAAAACATCTTGTCCTCTTATATTTTCTAAGAATTCGACACTGGTTTCACCGTCAGCAAAAGTACTAATGTTTGCAGGAACAAGTGTAGCAAAACAATGGTCTGCTATCTCTTGAGCTAACTTGGGGTTAGCATTACCTGAAATAATTTTCATACTCAATGTGAACCTTCCTTTTTGTGAATTTTATAAACTACTTATATAATACTATCATTGTATAGTGTTGTCAAGAAAAAAGGTATGCCGTCGAACATACCTTCCAACTTTTATAGTCCGTTTGGAACTATTACATAATGAATTGCTAACACAACTCCTACTGATGCACCAAGTCCGATCATCATCTTAAAGAAGTCTTTGGTAACCAAAGGAAACACAGATTTAAATTTCTCTTTTCCTGTAATGGTTGCCATAGCAAGTTCACGTCCGCATAG